AGTACGCCAAGGGCAAGAAGCGCTGGGAGCTGTTGCCGGACGGCAAGCCATTCGCGGTGATCGTCGACACGCCGAAGAAGCACAGCGACGGCAAGCCGGTGCAGCAGATCCTCTGGAAGGAGTCGGTCTTGGAGATGCTCAAGCGCCTGGCCGAGAAGCTCCGCGCGGATTTGCCCAAGCGGCCTGACGGGAAGGTCTAGCCTCAATCGCTGACCAGAGCCCAGCCTAGAGCTGGGCTTTCGCGCTGGCAGTTTGATACGCTCGGCCCATCAAAATAGGAGGCAGTATGGGCGGGATTAGTATCTGGCAGTTGATCGTGCTGGCGATCATGGTGGCGGCATATTTCCTACCGCTGATCGTTGCAGTGATGCGTTCGCACCAGAACGCGGGAGCCATTGCGGCGCTGAACCTTCTGCTTGGCTGGACGTTGCTCGGCTGGGTGGGTGCACTGGTGTGGGCAATGCTGTCGAAGCCGGAGGAGGCGGTTAAGGCGAGAGGCCAGGATGTTGTTGCAGATACCGGCCTTTCTCCTGCGCACAGGAAGTGCCCTGAATGCGCTGAGGTAGTGCTCAAGGAAGCCCGCAAATGCAAGCACTGCCAGGCAGAGCTGGAGCCGGCAACGGAATAGGCGCAAAACGAACATCAAACCCCGCTCCGGCGGGGTTTTTTATTGCCCGGAGAAAATCATGAAACCCCAAGATTTCTACGTCCGTACGCGGGCGAGTCGCGGCGTGCGCGTCGAGCTGGTTGACCCTGCCGGCAACCGTGAATGGGTGCGCGTCCGCTCCATTCTCTCCGATGAATTCCAGGCGGCGGTGACCGAGTCATGGAGCCAGCTATTCGCTGACGTAGTGGCGGCTGGTGATTGTGCACAAGAGCAGAAGAGGCTGCGCCGGCTCCGGCATGCCAGGCAGACGGCCTCGCTGATCGCGGAGTGGTCTTTGCCACCGGCCATCGACCCCGTTGGCTTGATGGTCCAGAACCCGCGCCTGCGTCGCCAGATTGAGCGCATCGCTCAGAACAATCAGATTCAGTTTGGAGCAGCAGCATGAGCGAGTACGCGCGCCTTGTGGTCGCGGTGGACAGCCGGCAGGTCAAGCAGGCCGAGAAAGACCTGGGCAAGCTGCCGAGCGCTGCAGATCGGGTTGAGAAAGCGGTAGGCCGGGCCGGCGCGGCGATCGGCGCAATGGTCACCATTCAGGCGCTAAGAAGTCTGCAGCAGCTTTCCGAGCAGCATGTGCGCCTTGAGTCGCGAGTGACGCGCCTGTCGGCTAGCGCCGAGGATGCAGCGCGCACCTATGGCCGTCTGTCAGAGATCGCGCGCAACACTGGAACCGACCTCGGCACGACAGTCCAGCTATGGGAATCCCTGAGCGGCACCCTGCGGGAGCTGGGCGCCAACGATTCCCAAGTGCTGCGCCTCACTGAAACTCTGCAGAAGATCGGCGCCGTTGGCGGCAGCTCAGCCGAGGAGATGTCTGGCGCGCTGCGGCAGCTCGGCCAGGGCTTGGCTGGCGGCGTGCTCCGCGCCGAAGAATTCAACTCGGTGCTTGAGGGCATGCCGGAACTGGCTCGCGAACTGGCTCGCGGCCTGGGTATCCCGTTTGGCGAACTGCGGCAGCAGATGCTGGATGGCAGGCTGACAACAGAAGTAGTTCTTGAGGCGTTGCGCGGGCGCGCCTCTGCGATCGATGCAGAGTTCGCCAAGCTGCCCCGCACGGTCAGCGAGGCGTCTGCAGCGCTGCGCAATGACC